CATAATGCCCTCCTTAGAGCCGCTAATCTTCTTGGAGGATATGTGGCAACAAAGAATATAGAGTATGACATAGCTTTTAATATCCTGTCTCACGAGATTAGGAAACGACACATTGATGATCCTAAGCTTGCCGACAAGACCATTGAGGATGGACTTAGGCATGGTATGGCACGACCAATATCACAGGTTGAACAAGAGTTTAAGGAAGCTGTTAGAGAACTCGGTGCTATAGAAGAAGAGTTGTCCTTTCTTACATCTAACACGAGTGATGATGACTTTATCTATAAGTTTAGGAAGGGCCTAATCCCAATGGGTATGCCTCTTGGATACCATGACCTCGACAAACACTTCCTGCTGAAAGAAGGTGAGTTCTATGCATCGTTAGCACACAGTCATATTGGTAAGACTACGATAAACCTTTGGCTACTATTCTTGTCTGCTATCAAGTACGATTGGAATTGGATGGTATATACCGGAGAGAATAGGGCAGCCTCTGTTAAGATGAAGATTATGGAGTTCTTTGTTGGTAAAAAAATAATACACATGGATGACAGAGAACATGCTGTATCGCTTAAATTTGTAGATGAGCATTTCTTTATGCTGTCAACTGATAATCTTTATACTTATAGGGATATAATGGACCACTCTAAAGTTATGATGGGATATAAATCTCTGAAAGGACTATTTATCGATCCATACAATTCATTGAAGCTTGAACTAACAGCTTCCAAGAATAAGTATATCTATGACTACGAAGCGTATGGGGATATGTTAAATTATACTAAAAGGTACAACACAACACTATTCTTATCCGTTCACACTACCACAGCTTCACAAAGGGAAAGGGACAGTACTGGTAGTCAAAAGATGCCACACGCATCCGATACTGAAGGTGGCGCTGCTCTGTATAATAAGTCAGATAACTTTCTTACCCTGCACCGGAAGATTAAAGACCCTAACGAATGGATGTTTACTGAAGTATCAGTAGACAAGGTTAGGAACAGAGAGACAGGAGGTAAGCCTACACCTTACGGGGGTAGTGTTAGATTAAAGATGGTAAACGGGATTGAGTTTGTAGATGATTACAATAACCTTCCTTTTAATAGAGAACAATTATTAACTAAATACAAGATACTATAGTATGTCATACGAGTTTATTACAGAGTCAAGGGTAGGGATTGTTGCATATGATATATCCATAAAGAACTTAGAAGAAAGAAAAGAGAAGGCTATTGTATATCCTAGTATCAAGAACGCACAGCAAAAGCTTGGTTTAAACTTCGGAGTAATCAAGCACGCTGCTGGGAACAGAGGAAGAGTATATAGTCCTAACTATGAAAAAGAATTAGCAATTAGATACGCAAAAACAATATAATATGAAACAAGTATTTACAGACCACAGTCTTCAATTGGCATTTGAAAGGACAGTAGAGCAGTATGAGATATTTAGAAAGATAGTCACACAGAAAGTAGACTGTTCAGATGCTCCTAGTATCGTAAGGCATATGTCAGACCTTACATCCGTTATGGTAATTGGAGTAATATGCAAGGCTCAGTTCCAGTTTCTTACCGAAAAACTATCATTCCAAAAGATGATGAATCTCAACAATGATGATATGGGGGCAACTGAGAAGAAGATTGTTATTGCATATGAGATAGGTGATTGTTCCTTCTATAATAATATCTGCGAAATGGTAATAAAAGAAAGTCACTACAAGATGGAATTATTGAGATCTTCCCTATCGTTTGCTAAACAAGAAATGAACATGCTGTAGATATGAAGCAAATAAAAAAAGTAGAGAAGTACGGGCTCAAGTTTGATTCTAAGCTTGAGTTGTTCTTCTACGATATGTTAAAAAAGAATGGTATAGACTTTGAATTTCAGGTTCCTTATCAGCTTTGTCCATCTTTTAGATATGATGGTAAGGCAGTTCGCCCTATGACACTTACCGTAGACTTTGACCTTACTTCTAGCGGAAGAAATGTAGTGGTAGATACAAAGGGTTTCCAAAGGAATGATAACATCCTAAAGTGGAAATGGTTCAGATATGTGATGTATACGGAGTGGCGGAAGGAACCTAAACTATTTTTCCCCAAAAGCCAAAAAGAATGTTTAGAAGTTGTTGAAATTATAAAGTCTTTGTAATTTAGCAATAACCAAACATATGTTATGCCTGAACCTATAGACACAATACGTATGAGACTAAAGCCTGATGAGGCTCAATTAGTGTACGAGTACAGAGGAAGTAAGGTTAATCACACCGCACTAAACAAAGAGTGTGAAGAGCAGGGGATACCAGCTGAAAATGTGAACTACTATTGGTTCAAGAGTGAGAAGTTTAGCATTAATGTCAAGGGTAGTAGCCTTAGCGTTCAAGAGATGATGGATGAGTTTCTTAAATCAATAAAAGAATACTCTCCAATATATCCATCTATAGATTACAAAAAATCATTTGATGGACATTTGTTTGTTGTAGACCCGGCTGACATACATATCGGGAAGCTTTCAAGTATGATTGAATCAGGTGATGAATACAACCACGACATAGCTGTTAAAAGAGTTAAAGAAGGAGTTATAGGATTGATTTCTAAGTGTAACTTCAAAATAGATAAGATTCTATTTATTGTTGGAAACGATATTCTTCATGTTGATAATGCTAAAAATAGTACAACAGCAGGTACGCATCAAGATACAAGCGCTATGTGGTTTGATAACTTTAAGACAGCTCAAAGGCTTCTTACAGATTGCATAGAGATACTAATTCAGATTGCTCCTGTACATGTACAGTATGATCCGTCTAACCATGATTATACAAATGGATTTTTCTTGGCACAGACAATAGAAGCTTGGTTCAGAAACTGTAAATCAGTGACGTTTAACGTCAGTATATCTCACAGAAAGTATTTTGTATACGGTGCAAATATTATAGGTACAACTCACGGTGATGGAGCTAAAGAAGCTGACTTGCCATTATTGATGGCGCATGAGGCTAGTGAATCTTGGGGGGATTGCAAGCATAGGTATTTTTATATACACCATATACACCATAAGAAAAGTAAAGATTACATGAGTGTAAATGTTGAGGCACTTAGGTCTCCATCCGGAACAGATTCTTGGCATCACAGAAATGGCTATCAACATTCCCCAAAGGCTGTAGAAGGATTCGTTCATCATCCAGTTCATGGACAAGTTGCAAGGCTCACTCATATATTTTAATTAAAAAATATTTTCTTTAGTTTAAATGGGTCTAGCATATCTATGCCTAGCTCACCTTCTTCATGTATTATTTCATCCAAGTTTATGTCCTCTATCATATCAAGGAGATACATTGGGTCTTTGGTGGAACATAAGAAGATAGCGTTGAAGTATTTTTCTTCTTCGTCATCAGGCATTTTTACTACCATTATCATATAACGAATGTATGACTATTTTTTTGTAGACTTACCGTTCTGTCCATTGCGTCCCCTGTTTGAGGAGCTTGATTCAATAACCATCTTTCCATCTTTAGTATGGCTTCTGTCCTTACCCATCTTAGTCATCTTACCATAGGTTCCGGCTTGTCTATTTGCCTTATTTAATTCTACCCTATTGTCTTTAGCTTCTTTAGATTCATTGTACTTTTTATCATACGCCCTCTTCCTCTGAATAGAAGATGGGCTCCAATTCAATTTATCGTAACTAGGATGCTTACCAGCGTTCTTATTGGCTGCCATTTCTTTTTTCTTTTATCCTCTTCTCTGTCCACGAGTAAATCTGTATGAATAGCCACACAAGAGAAAATATACTAACCACAAAGTTAACGAAAGGGTTAATGTTCACAATGTTCAAGAATGCCATCCAGCTTACTATTGTTGATGGGACTCCTAGAAACGTAATGTCATTGTGTGCGTTCATTCCTGATCATATATATATTGCAAATATAAGTATACTACGTGCAAATATTTAACAGCGTTTGCAAAGTAACAGAAGGCACAGATATACTAGACGGCTGACTTGTCATGACAATGAATCGTTAAAAAGCTTGAACTTAGATATTCTGTCAGTCAATCCATGAGTTCCACCATTTACACGCTTTGTTACAGCTGTTACAACTTCATCCGTTGCTCCCTTATCACAGATTGTCCAAAGATTGTTCTTATCAAAGAACCATGACGCACTCACGAGTGGGTACTTATCTGAAACTAAGTCTGGATTAGCTATGCAATCCTCTCCAATAAAATTAGAGAACGCCTTGTAGTTATCCTTCCCGGTCAGCTGGATGTAACCCCTTCCCCTAAACTTGAACCCATCTCCGGACGCTTCGTCCCTATTCCCCATCCTTGACGCATACACCCTGTTCGCAATCTTCTCCGGATTCCTGGCATACTTATCGGCCGTAGCCTTGTCCTTAAAGTACTTAGGAAACACCTTCAGCAGGCTGTCAGATGAATAGTTTAGGTTTTCCTTCAGGAACTTAAAGTTACCAGACTCGTGCGCAGCCTGTGCAAGGAAGTGTGAAAGCCTCAGAGGGTTTGTTATGTTAAACTTCTCTACGATTGATGTCACCTCAGCCATTACGGGTAAAGGAACTTTTGTAGATAGTTTAGACGTACTAATCATCTTTTCCCTTTTTAATAGTTTGCCAAGCTGAAATACCAAGAGACAGCGCAGCAAATGCAGCCGTTGCCTCAACCAATATGTCAGATGGTTTAATCTCTCCATGAGAGAAACTGTTAGCGATTAATGTAACACATAGAGATGTTGCGGCCATTCCCCCAAAAAATCTCTTGCTGCTAATCTTACCGTCCTCGGAGAATAAACTCCAAATAAAGTTCTTTATCATATTAGAATATTTTTACATATATAAACCCACCATAAGCAGGCAGGCCGTTACTTACGCCCAAAGATACGCCATAAATCCTTTCTTGTTTTGTCTTGAACATCAACCCTACGCTTGGGGTTATAGCCGTTCCATACGACGCTCCTGCGCCAAAGTAGACCTGATTCTTGGCAGGCTCCTTGACTACAGTAGTCTTGGTCTCCTT